ACAGCAGCCTTGGCAATGCGTCCGGCGGTAAAATTGCGCTGGGCCGAGTTACCTGCGGTTTTGCTGTCAATGTTAAGATAGTCAGCAATCTCGGCGGTGGTGCAGTATTTCGTCTCACCAATGTAGGTAAAGACAGCCTTGTCGAGCTTCTGAGGTGACAATGGCTCCGGCTCTGACTCTGGCAGCTCAATGACCTCTGCGGTGGTCTCAGGCTGCGGGAACTTAACACCGTTTTCAATCTTGATCGCCATCCAAGGCGTCGAGCTGGCCTTGTCAGAGTAATTGGGAATCAAGACTGCATTGATGCTATCGCCAGCGTTGATTGTGTGGCCCTCGATTACGCCTGCTGGAATAAAAACGCCCTCAGTGGTGTCTGGGTCATAAGCAAACGCAAAGCCGTGAAAGTGGACGTTGGTTACGATGATTGATTTAGTGTGCATTACATTGTTCCTTTGATAAGTAATGGGATTGCAAAGAGGGCGATGATGAAGACGATCTCGCCAGCGATTTCAAGTTTATGTTTCATTTTTCGTTTTCCTTGTGCTGGTGGGGAGCCGAAGCTCCCCGTGTTGATTAGATTTCCAAAATGCTCACAATGTGCTTTGGCAAAGTTCCCATCGCTTCACACTTTTGACGGGCTTCAGCTTTGGCTTCGGAAATTGTGTATCCGATACCTTTGATAGTCAAACCGTTGAATGTTGAAACTGTAAACTCGATCATGTCGATGCCCTCCATATTGGCGTGCGTTGGCGGGATTGCCTCGGCTATACAATCACATTAATCCGCAAATCATCCTATGTAAATACTAAAGATGCACTTGCATAAACTTTTTTTAGGATGTAACGTCCTATCAAATTAACCTTGGAGGGTGACATGAAGAAAGAAAGTCGAGTGGTCTTAACTGAGGCCCAGCATGAGGCGCTGACACTGGCCGCAGAGCGTGCTGGCATGGCGCTGGCCACGTTTATTCGGTCGGCAGCTATTAACGCTGCGGCCAACGTAGGGATTTACGCCGAACAGCCGCGAGCTGACTGATGGTCAACGGGCGCAACAAGGGCGCATCATTTGAGCGGGAAGTTGCCAACATGCTGCGCGATGAGCTGGGCATCGGCTTCAAGCGCAACCTAGAGCAATATAGGACGGCAGGCCATGCTGACTTGATCTCAGACGATCCAGCATTTCCGTTCACGCTTGAGCTTAAACGCTACAAGGACGGCCCCATAGGCGGTGCGCCTGCATGGTGGGATCAGGCTTCGGGTGCCGCCGATCTTGACGGAAAGATGCCGTGCTTGATTTACAAATACGACCGCAAGCCAATGCGATGTGTGATCCCGCTGGCTGCGTTGACTGATTGCGATCACGATTACACAGTGGAGGTCGATTTCGAGACTTTCTGCTTTATTGCTAGGGAGAAATTCGGATGCTAATCCAATTATCACCGAAAGAGATGTCGCAATGTAAGCAAGCTGCGGCTATGCGCTGGCAGCTTGCTAGGGTGTCTGGCGTTGTTAATCAGCGCAAGGATAAAAGCAGGTCTGACGCAGATTTGGATTTGCTGGGCGTTAAGGCTGAAGTCGCCGTGTCCAAGGTGTTCAACATTCCGCATCAGCACGCGATTGGCGTGGACGATGGGTGTGACCTCTGGCTAGACGATATTTCTGTGGACGTAAAAGCCACATTTCATAAGAGCGGCAGGTTACTGTTTAAGCGCAAGGAGGCGTTCAAAGCGGATTGCGCTGTGCTTGTCTGCCAGATTGAGCCTAATAAACTTAACGTAGTTGGCTACGCCTCACAGGCCACGTTTATGAATAAGGCGCAGGAGGTTGATCTGGGTCATGGCAAGGGCTGGGCTATGGCGCAGGACGAATTAAGCTCACTTCAGAGGCTATGGTATGCCGCCCGGCAATCAGGATTGAAATCTTGAATAAGGAAGAGACCGATGGAAAAGATGTTGAGGTGGTAAAATGGTGAGAACAGACCTAACCAATGCCGAATATCACGCCAAAGAGGACTACATCAGTTCTTCTGATGTAAAGCTGGTCTACAGCAAGTCGCTGGCACACTGGAAAACCAAAGTCTACAAATCCAGCGTGGCTTTCGATCTTGGCACTTGCTGTCACTCAATGGTGCTTGAAGACGGCGCCGATGTCATACGCGGACCAGAAACCCGCCGAGGCAAAGCATGGTCAGAACTGCACGAACAGGCGCAGGCAGAAGGTAAAACCCTGTTGACTTGCGGCGACTATGATCTGGCGCAGGAGATGGCACACAGCGTGCTTTTCCATCCAGCAGGTCAGCGCATGGCAGGCCCAACAACGGTCAATGAGGCGAGCTTTTTCACTACAGACCCAGTGAGCGGATTGCAGCTCAAATGCAGGCCCGATAGCTACTGGGACGCAAAAGGCGTCATCTATGACCTCAAAACCTGTCAGGATGCCAGCCCACGCGGCGTGGCAAAAGACATGCACACATATAACTACGCCATCCAAGCGGCGTTCTATATCTACTGCTTGAACCTGGCTGGCTATGAGGCCAACCAATTCGTCTTCGTGAATGTTGAAAAGGCAGCTCCATATGCTGTATCAACCAACATTCTATCACCCGAATATCTTGAATGGGGTACGCAGCAAATGCACCTGACCCTCGACAAGATTGCAAAAGCCAACCAAAGTCAAAAATGGGACACTGGTTGGTCAGACTTCACAAACGTGATTGATCTGCCACGATGGCTACAAGCCGACATTTAACTAGGAGAAAATACTATGGCTAAAACTGACTTCAAAAGCGTAATGGTCCGCAACGTCGAGTTCAAATACCCTCGCCTCAACGCGACCTATCGCTTCAACACCTCGGAAAAGAAGTCCGAGGAATGCGCGCCAACAGCCTCCGGCGCTTCATACTCAATCGGATGGGAAATGAGCAAGGATGAAGCTGGTAAGCTCCACGCCGAGCTAAAAGCCCACTATGAGACATGCCAAACCAAGTCACCATTCAGCAAGGTGTTTGGCATGAAAAAGCTGGAGAACGGCAACTATGAGTTCCGCGCCAAGCGCAACGGTGTGAACGGTCAAGGCGCACTCAACGAAAAGCCTCGCGTCATCGACGGCTCAAAGCAACCGCTGGCCGATGTGGCTTTCTGGGGTGGCTCAAAGGGCAACCTGAAGGTCACTGCGTATCCCGTAACCGATCCAGAAGGCAAAGGTGGCATTTCGCTACTGATTGACACCGTGCAGGTCACTCACGCAGTGTATGGGGGCGGTGGCCTAGATGACTTTGATACGGTGCCAACGACGATGGCTGGCGGCGTTGACGCATCTTTGGATGACTTTGGCCCAGCCGTTGCGCAAGCAGCGTCACCAGCGCAGGAAATGGCCGATGCCTTGGGAGACGATGAAATCCCATTCTAGGTAAAAGAAAACCCCTGCCAGTTGGGACGCTGGCAGGGGGTACTAGGAAAAAAGTCCGGTGATTGGTGGAAAGGGTCCGAACATGAATAGACTAACAAAAACGAGCGAAGTTGGCAAGCAGCAGCTGCTGTTAGCGCACGGCGCGCTTGATACAAAGATTAACCAAAAATACGCAGAGTATGACGGCATTACATTAGCTAAATTAGCTGAACTTGTCAGCGAGCCGCAGGCTAAGGAAAAGGCCGATGCTTCGTTTATTATTCCATCAACGTATCGCGATCACGATGGCAGAAATCACGCCATCCAACGCGAGCATGGAGAATACTGGATGCTCGCCCTAGATGTGGACGAAGGTGATCCGTCGCTCACCGAGCTGCGCACAGCCGTTTCCACGGTCACAGGCGACGCATCCGCACTTATCTATTCGTCATCCGGGGCCAGCGAAGACAACCGCAAGTGGCGCGTGCTTATTCCCTTGGCCGAGGCAATCAGTGGTGAAGATTACGCTGACGCACAGCTGGCGTTCTTTGACCTAATGCAGCGAGAGGGTATAATTTCTGATTCTGCGTTATCTCGCTGTGGGCAACCAATCTATCTTCCCAACGTGCCGCCAGCGCGCAGAGATGAGTTTGGCACGCCGAGCTTTTACCACGGTGTGCGCCACAGAGGCGGTGGCCTGCTGATCCCAGCCGAAAGCACGATCTGGGCAAACTTGGAGTTTCGCCGCAAGAATGAAGCCATCGCAGCAGAAAGAGCCGCAGCAGAGCGGTCACTTCGCGCACAGCAGCGAGAGGATAATCGCAGCAAATACGATGGCGATGACCCAATTGACGTGTTCAACCAGCGTCACACCATATCCGACATCATGCTTAAATACGGCTATGAGCGCAAAGGCCGATCAGACAGCTATCGCAGCCCAATGCAGTCAAGCGGATCGTTTGCCACGAAGGACTTTGGCACGCACTGGGTCAGCCTCTCCGGCTCCGACAGAGCATCCGGCATCGGTCAAGCCAGCGGTGAGTTCTGCTATGGAGACGCCTTCGACATCTGGGCGCACTTTGAACATGGCGGCAGGATGTCAGATGCCGTCAGAGAATACGGCAAGGAAATCCGGCCAACGCCAGCAAAACAGCGCGAAGAGATCGTGAAAGCCGCCGTGGACCATTACGCAGACTTTGATATGGTGCCTGATCCATACCCAGAGCCAGAGCCACAGGAGAAACCCAAGGCCACAGTCATCATACCCAACGCGGAACAAAAGCCGATCTTCTGGCTGAAAGACGCAGAACCAGTGCTGGCATCATCCTACCTTATCAAAGGCTGGCTGGGCCGAGGTCAGATGTCAGTGGTCTATGGGCCATCAAACGTCGGCAAATCGTTCTTCTGTCTTGACATGGCGCTCTGCATATCAGCCAGCGTTGAATGGCAGGGAAGTAAGGTTAAGGGCGGACCAGTGCTATACCTGGCCACCGAGGGCGGCAACGCATTTCAGTCACGCTGCGTGGCGCTGCGCAAACAGTACGGAATAACGGACGCTCCGCTGGCTGTCAGGCCATCGCCAGTTGATCTACTGCGCCCAGAGGCCGACCTGGCTGGCCTGATTGAGCTGTGCAAACAGATTGAGGCCGACATGGGTGAACCGCTGGCCATGATCGTGATTGACACGCTATCTCGCGCAATGGCTGGCGGCGATGAAAACGGGCCAACAGACATGACATCATTTATTGCCAATGCCGATGCACTGCGCGAAGTCACAGGCGCACATATTATGATCGTCCATCACAGCGGCAAAGACACAGCCAAGGGGGCGCGCGGCCACAGCTCGCTCAGAGCCGCCACAGACACCGAAATTGAGCTGGAAGTTGAAGGCGCGTTGCGCACAGCTACAGCCACCAAACAGCGCGACCTTGAGCCACAGCAGCCGTTTGTGTTTAACCTTCGTGTGCATGAACTGGGCAAGGATGAAGACGGCGATGTGGTCACAACCTGTACCATTGAGCAGGCCGATCCAGACGATGTGGCCGACATGAACCAGAAGCGGCCAAGCGGTGCAAACCAGAAAGTTGTCGTGTCAGCCTTCAAGCAATTGCGCGGCGAAGGCATAGGCGGCGAGAACCCATCTGGCCCAGGCTGGCCCGAAAGTGGGCGTTTCTGGTGCATCGATGAAGAGAGTTTGAGGGAGTTTGCCAGGGGTAAAATGACCTCCGCCAACCCATCTGGAGCCTACACGGCGGCCATCAAAGGGCTAATCTCAAGCGGCTATATGGTGCAAAATGAGGGCAAAATATGGATTTCTGCGAAGGAAGGCAGGGTCACATGATGTACGATTTTGCTACGATTTTCATGTTGTTGATTTTACACAGTATAAACACGTTTTTCGTATTTTTCGTAGCTAATCGTAGTCAAAATCGTATGATTGGACATGACCTACGAAAAATACGATTTGCCTATAAGGCAATCGTATTAGTATGTCGGGAGAAATTTAATGGCTAAAAAGGTGGCCAAGGCGAGGGCTGATCGTGGCAAGTTTGACAGCAAGCATACTGACCATGCCAAGCCGATCAATCGAAAGGTCGCCGCAGCGGTTGAGCCGTTTACCTTCGCGTCAGCGGCGGCCAGCAAAGTGTGGGGCGATACGCTGGTCAATTGTGTGCCGCCATCTTACGCCGTCAGATACCGTGAGCTGCGTGATGACCTGGAAGGCGCGATGGCCGCCGAGGATGCCGCACTTTGCGTGGAGCTGGCGACCAGCCTGATTAAAGCACTCAAGATGATGAACCTGAAAGCTCGGCAGGATGGCCATGAGCCGCCGAAAGTTGACGGGCATATCTGCGAGTGGGGTGGCAAGATATATTGCTTCCTCGCCAGCGGCGATATAAGCGCCGTGAGACGCGCAAACAAGAATTGGACCGTCTACCACCTGTCTGACGTTTGTGCCGTCTTAAACGCGCTTACAGACGATCTGGTGGCCCCTGTGGTAAATGAGTTCCCTAAAGCCAAGATCACAGCGGTCAGAATGTACGATGACGAGATTAACTTTGAACCTGATGGAGAGTGAAATGAAAGACAACGTGAGAACACAGGTGCTGAAAGAGGCGTCCCAGCTTATTAACGGCCAGCGTGCAGCCGACTACGGTGATGCAAGCGAGAACTTCGGCTGCATTGCGGCTATGTGGTCGGCATATCTCGGCTACCCTGTCAGCGCGGCTGATGTTTGTCACATGATGGCATTGCTCAAGATAGCTAGGCTGCGCAATGGCAGGCACTACGACTCAAGCTGCGACGGCGCTGGCTATATGGCGCTGGGCGCTGAGTGCGATGAGCCTGAGTAGACTTTTGCGCAAATATGTGATAAGTGACGTTCAGCGCATCTCCTCCCAGACACGCGCGCTCGTTCACCTGGACCCCTGCTTTTTAGCGGGGGTTCTTTTTTGCTTTGTTTGCCAGTAAGGTCGCCGCAGCAGGGAAGGTTGAGCTATGTCAAGTGAAGTTTTTGTTATCTCAAAGGGCTTGGAGATTGATGCCGAGATCATTGATGCGGTGTTTGACTTTATGGATGAATGCCACGACGAGGGATATAACGCCGCGCAAATCATGGTTGCGATGTTGTGCGTTGTGCAGATGATACAGGAATCCAGCGTCAATGGTAGCACTGTTCACTGATGGATAAGTGGAGGACACCGGAGGCTGCTGAGTACAGAAAGTTGTACCAGTCAAAGCAATGGCGCATCTTGCGTGAGCAGGCTTTGCTCAGAGATTTATTTATGTGCCAGCATAAGGGCTGTAAGGCTCCACTTAAACGCGGCAGAAGCAGTCCGAGGTCAGCGGTGGTGCATCACCTCAAGCCTCACAAGGGAGACCTTGAGTTGTTTTTTGACTTGGACAACCTCGCTAGTGTATGCTGGACCTGTCACTCGGGTGATATTCAGTCCATTGAAAGCCGAGGCTTTGATACAACCATTGGCGATGACGGCTGGCCTATTGATCCTGACCATGTGGCGAACAAGTAAATGCAACGGGGGTGGGTCAAATCTCTACAGCAATTTGCGCCGCACCGGCGCTCGTAACTGACAATTTGCGCCGCACCGGCGCTCGTAACTGACATTTTGCGCGTTTACGGAAAAAACCGGAGAAAAAAATATGAGCCAGAAAAAGCGTAGCGATAAAAACAGCGTCACCGCCGCCCTCGGTGGTTTTAAGGGTGCAATTGAAAGCGTCCCCTTGCCGCAGGGCGTTGAGTTGCGCAGCGAAGACGAAATGGTAATTTGGGGTCAGTTCACGCGCGCACGCGCACGCGAGGATTGGCGCGATATGGACCTGCTTCTTCTGGCCAAGGTCGTAAGGATGGAAGCAGACATCAGGCAACACCAAGCAGCGGTTGAAGCGCAGGGCGTAATTATTGAAAACCAGCGAGGGACACCAATTCCAAATCCACTTCTGGCAATCATTGACACGGTTGAGCGCAGGCAGCTTGCTGTCATTCGTTCAATGTCATTAAACCAGCAAGCAAGCGACCCAAGAACTTTGAACGGAAGTGCCAAAAATATGCAGAGTGCAAAAAGCATTGCTTCAGACGCATCAGGGGGCGGCTTGATCGCTTTTCCTAAATGATGTCAACTAGGGGTGAAATGGTTTGCCAGTTTATTGAGACTTTTTGCCCAGTGCCAGAGGGCAAGATGGTTGGCCAGCCGTTAAAGCTGATGAAGTTTCAGCGCAAATTTATTCTTGATATTTATGACAACCCAAAAGGAACCAGTCGGGCATATCTGAGCGTTGGTCGAAAAAACGGCAAGTCTGCGTTGATCGCGGCGATCCTGCTTGCGCACCTTGTTGGCCCAGAGGCCAGACAGAATAGCCAGATCACAAGCGGCGCTAGAAGCCGAGATCAAGCCGCGTTGGTTTTTAAGCTGGCTGAAAAAATGGTTCGTTTATCGCCAGACTTAAATAAAATCATTCGTATTGTGCCAAGCCAAAAATCATTGGTCGGGTTGCCGATGAATGTTGAATATAAGGCAATCAGCGCGGAGGCTGGAACCGCTCACGGTTTGTCGCCTGTTTTGGCGATCTTGGATGAGGTCGGTCAAGTTAGAGGTCCGACTGATAGTTTCATTGAGGCCATCGAGACAGCGCAGGGCGCTCACGATGATCCTTTGCTAATTGCGATCAGCACGCAGGCTGCGACTGACGGCGATCTTTTTAGCATTTGGCTTGATGA